CAGTTCTCTATTCGATACGGTCAACATGTTTGATATATTTAATCTAAGTTCACTGAGCTAACATTGTATTAATGCTCATATGGTAAAATTTCACGCATTTACGGCGACCTATGGGAACCCATGATACGGTAAGTCATGGGATGCGTCAAAGTGCATCAAGCTTGCCATTGCTATATATAAGATAAAGTAAGAGTACAATGATTGGCTCAAAACTTTGTGGAATAGGCGGCTCTTAAACCTTCTATGGCAGCTTCTTATAATAGTCCATTACGTGAATAGCCTTACAGCATCTTCATACCTATATTACCAACTTTGGTAAAAATGGAGTCCTGGTCTTAATCCGCTTAGATGAGCGGCACAGTATTTACAACATCTCTTAATTATGATGCGTCGTCATTATGAGCTCTTTCAGTTGTTACTGGAGCCCACATTCTGAAGATAGTTGTAGGTATGTATTCGTAGGTCACTTTAACTTCAACACGGAAGGAATCGGTTAGTGCCAGACCGGTTGCTAAGAAATGGATAGGATTTCTAAAATGGTTGGTAAATGTCTCCATATCACCAGTCAAAATACTACCAGTTGAACCTGGCATATTTCCCATTCTTAATGCATCCGTCATGAATACAGAATCCAAAGGGTCTGTGGGAACCCATACATAATTATGTTCGAGGGCATTGGAAGCGTTAGTAGCTTCGTAAGAAGTAACATAATTACGGTGTTAACTCTAATCAGGTATGGGTATTGGCCCAACCTAATTATTTGCAAGAGTATTGCCGTACATAACAGTGGCCGCAAAATCCTTTCCAGGAATTTGTACTATGTTTATGTACCCGGCTCTTGTAACCTAAGAGGAAGTTGGAATAACTTTAAGTGCTAACCGAATAACTCTGCTAGATATCCATCTGGCAGTATATTCAACCGCACCAGCTGTATATTTAAAGTTAGCTCCATTTGACATTCCTTATAAGTTATGAAGAGGAGAGACAATATTGGACTACACATCTGTGCATGTCCCGACAGCTTATTTCCACACGGTAATAAATCTGGTATTAGCGGCGTAACCTCCTGCCGAGCATTACAATTCGACACCAGTTCCTGTGAAGATTGATAAATCTTGGAAAGCGTGAGGAAATATGGTAAATGCGGCTCCATTTTTATCTAGAAATTTACCTGTTGAATCTCCAACTCTAGCTGGTAGATCAAATTCTATGATTTATTCTAAGATAGAAGAATTTAGGGGGTAATCATAAGGAGGCTTAATTGGTTGTGTTTGAAAAGGTTTCAATACACTTTAAACAAATGCGTTCTTAAGAGGGTTACTCTTTTTACCAATTTGTTTTAAAGATTGCATACCAATAGATTAATAGTTAGCGGCTTCGTTGGATTAGGGATCTACAACGGGTTGCGCTAACTATGGCTATGGTCAATCTTTTGATGTGTCGGCTACATATGGGATAGCGGATGTTTCACAAGGGAATATATCTTCAGGATCATCATCTGGTGATAAACACGGACAAGCATGGCAACCTATCTTCAAATAACCCTCAGCATCAATTCTAACTTTAGGCGTTTTAATGCTTTAAGTTTTCTTTACTGCTGGTTGTTACTTCTTTCTTGGTTACTTTTATTGCTTGGTTTAGTTTTTCTAACCTATGAATTTACCCAATCTGACTTTAGTAGGTTAAAATTACAACTTATGCTCTTTGCTTAAGTGTTATTTTATATAGCCTTAAAGTAAATTTAAATTTGGGCTCTTGGTTTCTGAAAGATATTTGGCCTTCAAAGCACGCACGGACTCTGCGATACCTGGACCTGCCCCAATAGCTGTCCACTCATCTCCATCAAATTGAGTGGGTGAATGTTGGGGATTTGATTATAGAAATAGCTCTTCTGATACATAATCATGTGTAAGAGGAACATCATGATCAGCCTATATTCCACATATAGGTTGAGGATCAGTGACTAACGATGAAGCGGCACTAATCGGTTGCTTTTCCGAGAATTTATCATTTTTACTAATTGTTACTACATCAAAGTTGGTAATTGGCCATACTTTAACGGGTCCCCAATAATTAAAGGCGGTGACCGATCGCTTAAGCTCATCTACGACAAAATGAACTTTATTGACACTAGGCATATGAGTTACGTTAGTTAATTTCTTAAAACCCATAGTGGCGTGAAAACGATCGAAATAGTAATAAGGGTCATCAATGCAATCTCCCGATCTGCTGATGATCATTTGATAAATCCAAGGTGGCAATCCGAATTGTTTCTCGGCTTCTTCCAAAAGTTGGTTTTTTCTATAATCTGTGATGTTGGTGTATAAACTGGTTAAATCAAGAACATCATTGTGTTAAAGCTTTGTTTGCATTTAACGTATAAGTGGGTCGCCTTAAACCGCGTGATCCAAGGAATGCCATAAACAATTTTACAGCATAGATACGGGATGAACCAGTGCATCTGTTGCTGTCTATAAATCAGCAATCCTACGAGCTTGACGAACAAAATAACATTCCATGGAATCTATATATCCAAGTTTACTCAAAAAAGCAAATTAATGTGGAGGGTGGTAAATTATTTCTTTAACACATTAACCTATACCATGGAATCCTTCTAAAGTTGTTGAGTAACATGCAGCCATACCCTAACCCCATAGGTGTTATGTGCCGTCCTCCAAACAAACTAGAGAGTCATCACCCGCTACGATCCAATCGGCTGTGAACGATGGGTCTATGTGTTGTTAAATATAATTGACAACATAACCTATGTTTACCGATTAACGCAAACTGTTGGAGGTGGAAGTATCAGCTTTACCGGAAGCTTAAGTCCCTCTAATTTTGCAAGTAAAAAAGCAATGTCTATCTTATTTCTTGCCTAAAAACAATTGATACGATGTGTATTCGCCTGTGTTGATTAGTTTTCCTTATCGACAGATATCTTGAGGTAAATCAAATTTATTATATATATCTGTGGAATCAAAAACATGGTTGTCAACACACTATCGCATCCACCAATGTTGTGTGCTATCGAAACGGCTTCCGTCCATAGTGACAAACATGGGTTTTTCGAATGAATCATACATATTTCTAACTCGTGATTCGATCCATTCCACTTTCCTACTAATACCGATGTGCTTGTTTTGACGCATGTGACGCGCCATAACCTAAGAAACTGAGCCACCCATAATGACAGTGGCCTCACATGCGGCAGATAAGGATCTTGGTTCTGCTTCTTTAGTGGCATTAGCCAATTCTTCTCTCCATTCTCCATGTTTAGCCATGAGCTTAGACATGTAGTTTAAATTAATGCTTTTTTGAATATATCTGGCCTTGGAAATGTATGCTGCAATTTTGGAAGGTTGTTCTTTTGCAACTTTACGAAGATACTATTAAATTGACGGACGATCACCTGAGGAATTTACTGATTATATTAAATTAGTGACGTCAGAACATTAATTGGCATACTTTGCATACATACTCTTATGGTAAGGTTCAGCTTCAAGTATTGGCATAGCTTGTCTAAGGAATAAGGAAGCTATGGCATTAACTGGACAAGAGGAATAGCAATCCATCAAAGTTGCATCATCACACTTATCGACTCCTAAAATATGGATTTTAGGGGGAAAGTTTGAGCAGGTACAATATTTCAACAAATGATTGTACACGGTATCCATTGCTTGGCCGGATAATACATTTTCCTATGATTCACGCCATTCATAACAAAAATATGGGCATGAGAAACGAAATTGAACCAAAATGTGTGGATTGTATTACGCCATTTATTTAAATTTCTCCCTGGATACATGGGAAATAGTGGCACTGACATGTGATCCAATGGCCAACCATTATTGTGATTCTTTAAGTATTGGAGTAGAATTAGAAGACACAATAATATTAGTGAAAGGTAAAGCAAATGTAAACTTTATTGCTTTCACGGAACGGTAACAGGAATTGAAGAAGGAGTAAATAAAATCTTTAACTGCAACATGTGCTTAATGATGATGCAATTACCTTAGTATGAAACCAGAAATCAAAGCTAAAATACCCCAAGATATAGGGTTATTTTTTGTTGCCCAAATTTCTTTACACCATGCATAAGGAGTGGCAAAAATTTTAAATCTGCTGTCATGATGATTGGAATTATTAAAGAACCACAAAAATTTTGAAAAAGGGGTCAAATTTTTTGTTTAATATTCCGGTTATTACTCAAGCTCGGCTTGTATGTATTTAGCAGCACGAGTGAATACTTCATTCAATTCATTAAATTTGTCACCCAACACAACTGTTTTTGGTGTGACAACGGCGTTCCCATAACTTTGCACTGCACGATTTATACGAGTTTAATAACTTTATTTTGTGGTGAATACTGTGCATTAGTAATCATGTCTGAACATGTCAACACTTTAAACATCAGGAGTTATGTTGGCTTTAGACTCACGGCAATATATGGGTGGATAGTTCAGCTTTGTTGGTAACAAGCTAACATCTGTGTTGACTTTATAAACTAACAACACGTTAAACCCTAACTAAACTGTGTATTATGTGTTAGGGTAAAAATCTTGCCAATCCATATCGATGGTGTAATTGACAATATAGGCTCCACCAGATGGAAGCTAGATTTAACATCTGTTAGGGTGGGTGGTTTTCTATACGAAACAATCCCTAATAAATGTTATGTGCTAGTTTTAAGGTCTAGCAATCCCATTGATGACAATGTGTATATTCTCAGGGTTCAAATCTTCAATCCACATCTTTGAATCATTATATTTTGCATAATTGTAATCTAAGCATTTTGTTCCTAAAGCGCTCGGTAGAAATTCTTTTGCTCTTAAAGCTGGATATTAAGCATGCATTTAAGACCCAGTAAAAGTGTGCAGAATTTGCTAACAACTTTGAGTCGAATAAACACGATTAACTAAATATGCAGCAGCACCACCTAACAAAGGGAGGCAAGCTAAAGATTTTGCACCAAAATAAGATGCTTTGGCAGTTACAGCTTTAGATCTAAATTTTTATTCAAAACTATAATGATTGTACACATTTGAGTTTCTCTCAATGAATGTGGATGTTGGGCTAGGGGCTACATCAATGGCTAAATCCAATGGCTTAATTGGACCTATGAATTTAAGAGGTATTCTAGATTTCCTCCACACATAATAGGCATAACCTGATAAGAGTGTAAAAGCACCAGCTGCGATGAGTGCATACTTTAATTTTCTTAACATTTATTAATATGTGTTTCCAACAAATAAATAATCTTCTGAATCATGTGCTTATGGGTTAGTGGGCTATTAAACAATTTAATTAGGTGCTCTGTGTTATTGTGGAACAACAGCATTTGGGCTGTTGTGCACAGCTTAAATTTGTTAAATTAATTTGTCTGCTAACGGTATATGTTACTAAGCAACAGGAACTATTATTTGTTGATCAGTTTTGCTATCTAATGAAGAATCACCCCAAAAATCTTGGCTAGGGGGAATGACGTGCAAAACTTTTGTGGGGGCTTAATCCTTGATGATTAATTTAGCATCTTTTTAGCATGCAACCCAAGGTAGAGTTAAACCTTAATCTTTTTCCTCTTCAACGTAAGATTGGAGGGATATTGTATGGTTGATTTTATCTGTTAAAATCAAAGATTGGTACTCTACGGGAACTTCTTCTTATTACACATCCAGAATTTAGCTTTAATTTATTTCATCTATTGTGACAGATTATTTGTCAATAAATTATGCGGGATTAAGACGAGCGTTTATGACTTTTTCGCCTATGTGTGTTTAAGAATTGAAACTAACATAATCAGGAACAAAATTAATGAAGAATTTAAGTGGGACTTTTTAGGTGGTACCCATTGATTTCTTCTTTTCTAGATATGCTAGTAAATATTGGTCTACATAGTCTGCCCTGACCCAAATGTGAGCCTCTACGTAGCCTTCGGTGGCAGCAAATACAAAAGGTGTTGCTAAATTATCCTTCAGTTGTGTGATGGGGGTTTGGAATAAATTGAAATTGGCTTCCCCATTAACCTTCTTTGCAAGTATCAAGTAGGATTCGGAATCATCAAATTTTATTGCTCCAGATTTAATTAAAGATTTAAAACCCGGTGTAGCAATATAATCATTCAAGGCTTTGAAAATAACCTTTGGGCTTAATGTTCCGTTGTTACCCCATAAATTGTACGGGTATAACGCATCTACCATCTCTTCGGTACCATAAGTGGCCCACATTGCTGCAAGTATTGCACATGCTTTCTCATTCAGGTCAGGCATGGAACAATACCAAATACTTTTCTTATGTTCTGGATTTTGTGTGAAGACAACTGTGTCTGCATACGACGAAATACCAAAATATGAATTGTATTCACCATATATCTTCTTGAAAGCATTTGGAGCAACTCTCAAGTCTGTTTTGGCTGGTTTTATTTTTCCTTTGTCAGAAGTGCTAGCTAATGAAACATCATTTTTGTTTTGCTTCTTCTTTTTGTTCTTACCAGACTTAACAGCCACACCCTTCTCATTTAATTTTGATGTGGTTATTTCATATGCATCACTCACTTATTGTAACAACAATTAAGCAGGTGTTTAATTAACACCAATAGGGGCATACAGGTTAGTGTGACCATTACATTTATACCATTCTTTATCAACTGATCTAAATGGCAATAAAATGGGGTTCCTGTCGATAACCTTGCTCACCCAACATGTTGTTGAAGGCATTGGGTCTGTAGAATCGAGACCACGAGCAATTTATAGCAATTCATTTAATGTGTAGAACTAAACAGGTACATTAACCATGTGTTCAACAAATGAACGCTCCCTATGAGGATACATTTTTGTTCGTCCGCTCACACCAATACTATATTTGGTGACGATTTTTTATAATTAACGTGATGATATGTTATATTAAGAAATAACACCTTTATGACTTTCACGCAATAATCGCATAGCTGATTTAGGATTGACTGCTTATATTGATTGTGTATATGCTGCATTCAAATCGTACTAAATTTCCGGAGGAACAATATTATACTTACCACGAGCGCTTCTTGAAATTTAGGTCGGAGAAGATGCAAAATGATCACCTTCTTCCTATTTCATAGAATTTTCACAACCACCCTAACATTAGATATTAGGAATGTTGATAACGTTCATAGCTTCGTTTTACTCAAGCTTGACTTAAAACGGCATCTCAAAATTTGAGGCTGAACTAGTATTTCTACTAGGTGCTGTACACATCTCACACTATGTACTGCCACCCTTGGTAACGTGTCTCTACGAATCCATATGCTACCCTTAATTGATAGCGATTGAAACTTAACCCGGAACAAACATAGCGCCCACCCTATGACGAGGTGAACTGCATGCGTCCGCTTCCATTTTAACCATGGATACATTAAGAGAGGAGGTTGTTACTTTAGGGCCCACGGATCTCTC